TACTCTGGCCCCAATGTTAGTATAGCTTGTTGTTTGCACGGCCAACACTTCCCCCTTATTATTAATAGCTAATATATCTATGAATCCAAATAAGTCTTGTCTTATTCTAGCAAAAGGATTCCAATGCTCAACAATCGCTACTGTTGTCCAACCATCTGTCTTTATCTTTTTTAGACTGTTTTGTGTCGGACTTATCTTTGCCATCGGTCTTTTCCTTTTTACCAAATATTCTATCAAAGTTTTCGCTAAACTTCTTATCGTCTGTTGGTCTGCGACTACTGCCCTTGCCCATCGTCTATCCCCTTAAAGTTATGCATGTCTACACATCTATGTTTAAAATCAGCAGGTAAATTAATAAAGTCTTTAGGTAAGCACCTACTCTCTACCCCTTCTTTGACAAACAAAGTCTTATATAATTCAGCATGACCACACGAATCAAATGTTCCAACATAATGTGGCTGACCTGATACTACTAGAACAAATACAAATTCGCATATCATACTTCACCTTTTGTAATAACCTTATATGTTTGTTCATACATAAGCTGAAAGTCCCAACTCGTATCATCTTTAGGTATAAATGTCAGTATGTATGGCATACCCTCATAACGAAACCTATGTTCTTTAATTTGTCTTTCATTTTTTTTCTTTGTCATTTTTACAGTATCCTTTAGAGTTCATTGTTCCCATACCAACAACCATAGCACAATACCACTTCTTATCGGAATCAAAGAACATAGCATTTTTGCCACACTTGTGGCACACAAATGGTTCTATACCCATATCAACTCCCTGTTTAGCTTTCGTCATTTAGTGCGTCATCTATCCATTCATCTTGTCGCATCTTGGCTTCTAATACAGCTATCTCTTCTTGATGAACCTGTATCATTCTTTCAATATACCATTGTGCTTTCTTTAAGTCATCAATTTTATCTAATAACTTATCAGATTTTTTATCCACACGACTGATATATTTCATAGCATTGCCTTTGATGTAACCATAAAACTCTTCCTTGCTCATCTTGGCCCTAATGTATTCAATCGTTTCAATGCCACCATGTTTATAGTGATCTGGGTTTATTGTGTCACTCATTTTTTAGACTCCTAAATAGTTCCTTCATTTAAAAATAAACCATATTCGTACAATTCTTTATTAATCGCAGTAACTCCTTTAATTCCTAAATTTTTAAACCCTAACAAATCAATTATGGTTAATTTCATTAAACTACCCATATCATATATTTCATTAATAAGTAGTGCATTGCTAACATTCATTGGTAAATTTAATAAATCATTAACACGGCAAGTATCAAATGTATTATCTTGTTTCATTTTTTTAATTTTATCTCTATTTTGTTCTAAATATTTTTTTCTTTCAACTTGTCTTATTAAATATCTTGAATATATATCATCATGATTTTTATTTAAACCTCTCGTATATCTTAAAACTCTTTGATATGATAAATTGTATTTTTTTGCTAATTGTTTTTTTGATTGCTTTGGGTTTTTCCTAACTTCAGAGAATAATTTTAACATTCTTTCTTTTTTATCAAAATGTTCTTCTGCTCTTTTTAAATCTCGTGCTATACCATAGTCAAATGACAATTTTGATTCAATCAAATTAATTCTTAAAGTTAATTTTTTTGTTTTATTTAGATAATTGGTACGCAAATCAGCTCTATCTTTTTTTAATTTTTCTAATTCTGTATTAATGTTTGTTTTCATTTTTTGTTCTCCTTTCTTTTCTTTTTAAGTTCTTCTACCTTTCTTCTTACTTGATGTGGTGTTACATTAGCGCACATGCAACACAGGTTAAACATTTCACTATCACCTAGTATCCATTCAATAGCATCCCTTGTATATTTTACAGGTTTCTTGCCACCTTTAGTTACCCTAGATGATACTGCATCTTTAATTGCAAATTGCAATACTGCTTTATAAAGATTCTCTAAACATCTGTATTCTTTTTCTGTCATTTGTCAGCTTTCACGGATGATTCAAACTTCTCTTCATCTCTAGAATCAACACACTCTTCTTTAGTCTTTAAGAAAACAAAACTTTTAGGTGTTGCTGATTTAAATAACTTTCCTTTTTTACAATAGTAATTATGTTTGTCTGTATTAACAGAGTCGTGCCAATAAAATAGCATAGCAATAATTAATAATGTATATGTTCCTAACGCTATAATTACTCTCATGGTTTTCCTTATACTAAACTCATACTTACTTACCTATTTTTTTATATTATTACATAGTATAATATATATGTAAGCTAAAAACTTACCCATCAAATCAGCCATCAAGATAATTCTATCTTGTCCTGATTGTTTGGAATTATTCACAAGGAAAATATTATGTGGACAACTCCATCAGCAACTGAAATGCGTTTCGGTTTTGAAGTTACTATGTACGTATGTAACAAGTAACTAATAGAGGGGGTGCTTATAGCATCCCCACTAACCTTGCATAGGCATCGTTCTTATGCTGAACCCATTCCAAATCTAATTCTACAATATACATACCCCATAATTTCTTTAAGATTCTTCCCTCAAGAGGTAAGTATTTTATGTTATGAGGGTAGATTCTTCGCAGAACCTTGCCCCCCTTAACATTAGATTCAAATTTAGACTTTGTGTTTTTAGTCTTATAAAGTGGATCAGAAAGGTACATCATCTTTCATGTCCTCAAAAGATTTATCAGGTACCGATGATTCTTGCGCCTGAATTTCTTGTACTGTACCACTTACATAGGTAACACCTGCCTTACTTTTCCTTACCCATCCAGATAACCTTAACTCTCGGCCATCTACATTGATTGTACCTGTATAGTCAGGTTGTGTTTCTTTCGTTTTCTTGTTGTTAAACAATGCAAAACGATTGTTATTATCATATTGTTCTGCCATATTACTGCACTCCTTGTGTTAAAAATTGAACTGTGTCCTCAACTTCTGTTAAGAACTTCTGTACTTCATCTTCAAGATGCTTGATATATTTGTCATCACGATAAACTCGCTTAACAAACATCTTTAGATTCTCTGGAAACGAAGGCTGATAAGATACAAAGTCAACCCACTTTCTTTCAGGGCAACAGGCTAGTTGCCACATAATTTGATTCATGTATTTGCTAGGCACATCTCTATTGATTAGTGTTAGCGTATGTGTATTAGGTTGGGGACATTTAATTTCTATCATGCCCAAGCCGTCTTTATCAGACTTGCTATTGCATAGACCGTCAGGTGAGGCACCTGCCCAAGCAATTGTTGGATGATCTATAAAGCCTACCTCTTCCACATCAGCTTTACTAAACATATAAAAGGCCCTAGCTTCATCTTCTGTATCTATCCCATGTTGCATAGCTTCATTCACATAGGTTTTAGTAGGCTCATTAGTTAAGCGTTCAGTTACTAATTGTATCCTGTAATTACTACGAGTGGCGGCCTCACCATTTTTGGTTGTAGCTAACACATCTGATACACGACTAGCTGTTACCTTTGAGAGCCTTGCCTGAAACCACTCATCACTTCTTTGTTCCATAATTATTCCTTTTATTTAATTCTATTAAAAAATCATTTCTCAATATATTTAATGAGGAATGTTTAAGTATTTTTTTTAATGCTGTAGCTTCAATTTGTCTAATTCTTTCTCGTGTAACATCAAATTCTTTTCCAACATCTTTATAAGTCTTATTGTCAAAAAATCTTTTTGATATTACTTTTTTTTCTCTAGGTGTTAAAATGTCAATCGTCTCTTCCATTGCTATCCTTTCTTATTTTCTCAATAACTTTTTTACATTTATCTCTGTCCTCATCTGACATTTGATTATAAAGTTTTCTTGCTCTTTCAATACCATCATTCTGATAGACAGTTTCTAATGTAAGCACAGGGTCTTGGTTAATCATAGCTATTTCTACCTCTTCTGCTGTTGCAATAGAAGTATCTATACCTATGCCTAGCATACCTAATGCACGACCTACTGCAGATGTTTCGCAGTTTTCTATATATGATGTCTTGTTAATAAAGGTTGAACCTTCTTTCTCATACGCATGGCCTACTGCTAGTATCTGATTATCAACAATGATACTTGCTTTAAATACACAGACACCATTCTCATTGGTTAGCATTTCTGTAAGGATGGAGCCAACAGGATAAGTTTC